AGAACCGCAAATATCAACGAATATTCTGGAAGATATTCTATCATGAGTGATGATTTTTATTTACCTTCAGAATCGTCAGTTAATGAACAGTCGCCTTTTAACAATCAGGGAAGAGGTGATGAGGTGGATGATTTTAATAAAAATCTTGTATTAGGATCCATGTCTGCTGTGAATGATATGGCGCATCATACTTATAAAAGAATTGTAGATCCTCAACCAACCGATGGTTTTGACGAAAATTTTAAAGGAGTTGCTAGAGAACTTGCGAGAACTATTTTACCTGTTTCAAATTATACCGAAGTTATTTGGAAATCAGATTTGCATAATTTTTTACATATGATAAAATTGAGAACTGATAATCATGCTCAGGAGGAAATTCGTGATTTTGCGAATGCTATGTATGAATTGGTAAAACCTCATTTTCCTTTGTCATGTGAAGCATTTGAGGATTATGTTTTAAATTCTGTAACATTTAGTGGTGCGGAGATGAAATTTTTGAGAGAATGGATTATTGGAGATTTTTCTCAAAAAGAATCTTGGGAAGATTACATAATCGATGGTTATTATGATAAATTAACCCAAGATAAAACCTTAGAAGAGCCTAAAGCAACACTAAAAAATGCAGAAAAAATATTATGCGAAGAATTTGGAATTTCCAAAAGAGAATTAAAAGAATTTAAGAATAAAATTTCAGATTTATAAATAAAAAGTCACTAAAAATTTATTATTGTTAAGGAGTTAAAACAATGCCATTACCGACCGAATATCAGAGATTCATTCACTTATCCCGTTATGCTAGATGGAACTACACTTTAAATAGAAGAGAAACATGGGAAGAAACAGTTGAAAGATATTTTAAATTTTTTGCGGAACATTTGGATGAAAATCACAATTACAAATTAGAAAACGGAACAAGAACAGAGTTAGAGCAAGCTGTTAGAGAATTGAAGGTCATGCCTTCAATGAGATGTTTAATGACAGCAGGTGAAGCATTAAAAAAAGAAAATGTTGCCGGATATAATTGCTCTTATGTGAAAGTTGATTCTCCACGTTCTTTTGATGAGATACTTTACGTTTTAATGAACGGAACTGGAGTTGGTTTTAGTGTTGAAAAAAATTATGTTGATAAACTCCCAGTTGTAGCAGAGGAATTTTTTCCTACTGATACCTGTATTGTAGTGGCAGACAGTAAATTAGGTTGGGCAAAGGCATTGAGGGAATTAATTTCACTTCTTTACGATGGATTAATTCCCCAGTGGGATGTGTCAAAGGTTCGTCCAGCAGGAACTCCTCTAAAAACATTTGGAGGAAGAGCATCTGGACCAGAACCTTTGCAAGACTTGTTCCGTTTTATTACGGAGATATTTAAAAATGCCGCAGGAAGAAAACTTAAATGCATCGAAGCACACGATATCGTATGTAAAATTGCTGAAATCGTGGTGGTTGGAGGTGTTAGGAGGTCTGCTCTTATTAGTCTTAGTGATCTTACAGATGAGCAAATGCGTCACGCTAAGTCAGGAAATTGGTGGGAACAAAATGCCCAAAGAGCTCTCGCAAACAACAGCGTTAGTTATAAAGAAAAACCAGACGTTGGAACTTTCATGCGAGAGTGGCTCGCCCTTTATGATTCAAAATCTGGAGAAAGGGGCATATATAATGCGATGTCTGCGATGAAACAAGTAGAATCTTTAAATGTTGACGAAGAACAAAGAAGAGAACCGAGACCTGATTTCGGAACCAACCCATGCTCGGAAATTATCCTTAGATCAAGAGAATTTTGCAATTTATCCGAGGTTGTTATTCGAAAGAGTGATAATTTAGAATCTTTGAAAACCAAAGTTAAAGTTGCAACAATTCTGGGAACGTTTCAGTCAACATTGACAAATTACAAATATCTCAGTAAAGAATGGAAACGCAATTGCGATGAAGAAAGACTTTTGGGTGTTAGTTTGACCGGCATCATGGACAACGATCTTACAAATGGTAAAAAAGGCAAGAAAAAATTGACAGAGGCACTTGAAGAGTTGAGAGAAGTTGCCGTACAAACAAATAAAGAATGGGCAGAAAAATTAGGCATTAATCAATCTGCGGCAATTACTTGTGTGAAACCATCAGGCACAGTATCACAATTAGTTGATAGTGCATCTGGAATTCATGCAAGACACAATGATTATTACATCAGAACTGTTAGAGCAGACAATAAAGATCCTTTGTGTAAATTTATGAAAGATGCAGAATTTCCAAATGAACCAGATGTAATGAAACCACAGCATACAACAGTATTTTCATTCCCAATGAAGTCTCCTGAAGGGTGTGTTATGAGAAACGATATGACCGCCATTGAACAAATGGAATTGTGGTTGGCATATCAGACCCATTGGTGTGAACATAAACCTTCTGTAACTATTTCTGTCAAAGAAGATGAATGGCCAGAAGTAGGATCCTGGGTTTACAATCATTTTGATAGAATTTCAGGAATTTCTTTCTTACCATTCAGTGAGCATACATATCGACAGGCTCCTTATCAGGATTGTACTGAAGAAGAGTATTTAAATGCCTTGGATGCTATGCCTAAAAATGTTGATTGGTCAAAACTTGCAGATTTTGAGAAGGAGGATTTTACAGTTGGATCTCAGGAGTTGGCATGTAGTTCTTCATCTGGAGGTTGTGAAGTCGTAGATTTATAATTTTTTCATCAGGGTTTTTTCGGAAACCCTGATACATAAATATAATAGAATTTTAAAATTATATTGCCGCAATTATAAAGGAAAATATGGATTGGAAATCAATCGAACCGTTATTCGTGACATCTATCATCGGTCTAGTTGGTTGGTCATTGGTCGAAATTTCTAATTTAAAAGTTTCTACAGCTAAAATTGAAACTGAACTTAACTATGTCAGAGAAAGTATAAAAACAATTGCAGGTGATATAAGACAAATAAAAATAGAATCTATTGGATCAATAGATACAAGGAATCAATATGTTCCTGTGTCAGAACCACCAAAACCAAATGTTATAAATACGTCCTATGAATGATGATGAAATTTTAGAAAAAACTATAGTATCTCTAGACGAACACACTCCAGAAACCGCAGAAAAAATAATACAAAAATGGAAATACAAAGTACACTCTTTTAAAGTAAACCATATTTTGTATTCACACATTGGTAAAAATCATCGAAATATTTTTTGTGATTACAAATTGTATGATATACCGAATACTATGTGTAAAGTTATCGAAAATTTGATAGATACTGGTGCTGATATGGTGACAATTAATATGAATAATAATATTAAATCAATGGAAGCAATATCACAATATGCAGAAGATATTAAATTATTAGGTGTAACTGTGTTAACAAGTTGGGACCATAATGATCCATACTTTATACATAAACAACAAATTGGTGATATGTATGAAAGAAGTTTATGGATGATGGAAAAATATGGTTTTTGGGGAATGATATGTTCAGCTAAAGATATTAAAATGTTTAAAAAAACAAAGTTAAAAAAAATTACACCAGGTATTAGATTTTCTCACGATATGCTAGGTGATCAAGTAAGAGTTACAACTCCTGAGAAAGCAATTAGAAATGGATCTGATTATTTAGTAATGGGTAGAAGTTTTTTTACAAATTTTGAAAATGTAAAGGAGGAAAATGATAAAGCATGAATTAGATTTTAGTGATGGTAATTATATTGTTGGACATTTTACATATCCTAAATGTTCTTCTTGCGATCAGGCAAAAGAATTATTGCGTGAAAAAAAAATTCAATATATGTTCATTCAAGCAGATAAAAAATTATTCGGTAAGGTTATGGGAGTTACAAAATCAACATCAGTTCCTCAGATTTTCTTAAATGGTGAATATATTGGGGGTTATGACGATTTAGTCGAACATTTTAGAGAAGATGGTTAAAAGTCCTTGTGTAAAAATTTGCAAACTAGACGAATTTCAAATTTGTTTGGGTTGTGGTAGAAGTTTAGATGAAATTAGAAATTGGACTAAATATGACGAAACCTATAAATCGGAGGTTTGTCGAAGATCATTCGACAGAATCTCAAAAAAAATTATTAACGGGGATGAGTGAAATTTTATTCATATTGACTGATGAAATGGAAAAAGTTGATCAGACAATAGATAGTATAAAAAGTAATCCAAAACCAGATATTGAATATATGACTATGCCTTTAAAGTTAAAATGTTATCGTGATGGTTTAAAATTTGCATTTAAAATTATAACAAAATATAAACAAATGGAAAGTTTAATGGACGATGGAAAATAGTATTAAAATAGATTGCTCTTATTGCGATGTTAGATATGAAATATTAATCGAAGAAGATGAAAGACCACAATACTGCTCTTTTTGCGGTGAAATGATTGACTTGAAAGAAGAAGAGGACGATAATTGGGATAATTAAAAAAAAATATATTGTTGGTATAGATTATTCTCTGACTAGTCCTGCGGTTACGGAGTTTTATGGAAATGATTGGGATTATAATAGGAGTTGTATTTCTCATAATATTCTTGCTAATAATGATCGGAGACGGGCCCGGTGGTCCTCCATCACTCACTTAGATGTAGACATATATCCAGAATATTTTTCTGACATTGAGAGATATAACGGACTTTCTGATTGGGTTTATCATAAAATTATTAAACATAATCGTAGACCGATCATGGTATTTATTGAGGATTATGCATATTCGGCAACTGGAAAAGTTTTTCATATTGCTGAAAACATGGCAATTTTAAAAAATATGTTAGTTCAAACTGGAATTAAATACACGATGATTTCTCCGACCGCAATAAAAAAATTTGCAACAGGAAAAGGGAATGCTAATAAAGAAAAAATGTATGAATCTTTTAAAAATGAAACTGGAAGAGATTTGGAAAAAGAATTTGAATTAAGATGTGATAAAAATCCTATATCAGATATAGTAGATTCATATTGGTTATGTAAATATGGCTTCGAAAATTTTATAAAGGAATTATAATCAATGGCAACTATACCTGAAGAATATTCTGATTTTGATTTTGGTTTTTCGGCAGTAGATGATGAAGAGTATAAGGCAAAAACTGCTGAAGTTGAACAAAGAATAGTAGAAATTGAAACAAAATCAGAAAGCTTAGTAAATTTAGAGAAGAAAATTGATGCTGCAATAAACGAATTAAGTTATAAAAAAGAATATTTGGAAGAAAAATATCGTGAAGACATGCAAGAAATAGAAAAATTAATTTTACCTTTATTGTATAATTTGATGAAAAATCCTGAAAAAGATTATATATATTGGCCAAATCGTGAATCAATAATTACAAAACAAATAGAAAAAATTAAAGACATCACTGGAGATTTGGATTAATGGCTATTCTAAAAGGTGTTGACCTAAAGTCAAATACTGCTATATCGTCCGGGGGTCAAGAATTGTTGAGTTCGGGTGGTGAATTGAAAGGTTCTTTGAGTACTTTGGGTGGTGTAGAAATAATAGATTCTAGTGGTAATTTTAAAAGTTCTTCAGGTGATACGGTCATAGATTCCACTGGTAATTTTAAAAGTTCTTCAGGTGATACGGTCATAGATTCCACTGGTAATTTTAAAAATTCTTCAGGTGATACGGTCATAGATTCTATTGGAACAGTAAGAGTATTGACTAATTATACTGAATCTAACAAACCTTCTAACCCTGCGAATGGTACGATAATTTATAATACTGAAAAACAAAGATTGGAGATTTACAGACCCGGCGGTGATCGAATAGAAATTCAAACAATGGGTAGTACTTTAAGGAAAGAGAACGAGAATTGGGTACCTTTGAGTTGGGAAACACATGTACCGTCTTTTATAGACAGATCATTAGCATTTAAGTATAGACAAATAATAACCAGAGGTTATGTTATGGGTGGTTATAAATCTGCATCTCCTTGGAGAAATGTGAATAAAATGAACCATGCCACAGATATTATGTTTAATTTGGGAGATCTTTTGTCACATTCTGCCGCTTATACTTCAGGTGCATGTAATTTAACCAGAGGATATTTGTGGTCTGCAGACAGTACCTGGCCTGGAACTTCGGCACAAACAACATCATTTAATATGTATAATGATTCACCAACAAATTTATATGGTGGTAATATGAATATGCAAGTGGGTAGAAATGACTGTGCCACAATGCAAAAGGAACACTATTTTGCTTATATTGTTGGAGGAGGAAGTTCATATGTCGATATATTCAATTTAACAACCGAGGTGATGTCCGGTTCTGGTCATGGAGGAGCAACTTCATTATCAGGTGATTCTGCTCAAGCAGGTTGTGGTTCTTTTCATGATGAATTAAAAGGTTTTGTATATCAGGATTCTAACAATGGCCATCGTTTTAATTTTGCAACATCAACATCATCTAGTTCTTATACAGTAACAACTGGAATGGGAACTGTGAGAGGTGTTCACAGTCAACAAAAAGGAATTTCTTCTAAAAATGATAAAGGATATTGTGGAAATGAAGGTAGTTATAATGGGGGTTATAATCTGAGAAGATTTACACTTAGTAATGAAACTGCTTTAAGCAATGTAAGCAAACCTATAGGAAATAGTGGAGAGGAAAATTTTGATATGGGTCAAGATCATCAATATATGATGGGTATGTATGATGGCGCACAGAATAATAGAGGATGGAGATTTAGCTATTCGACAGACAGTGGTTATGAGTTATCAGGAGCTTCATTGAGAACTGGAGTGCCTGGAGGATCATCAGGATATTGTACATGGGCATAAAAAATGAATAAAGATGAAATTATAGAATTATCAAAAATACATTATAATGGTATGCCTGAATTTAAGGCAAAACATTTTGTGGGTAATGCTCAAATTACACCTTTTGCTAAAGTTAGACAGTATTTGGTTGAAATTGAGAACCGTCAAATTATGCTTGAACAGAACGAATATGAAAAGGAAAAATTAATCTTAGAAATTAAAAAAGAAGAGAGAAAACTAAAACATGAAACTGATGATATTGAAGTAGATTTGATTAAATTGGAGATAAAAAAGAAGATAAACAACATAAAATCTTTTGATAAATTGATTCATAGAGCTGCATCAGAAAGAGATGTTTACGTGAAACTGATTCAAGACATCATAGATTCTCCTGATGGTAAATACGAAGATGGTAGAACTTTACTAGAAATTATGGAAGATCCTATAGTCACCGAAAAATTAGAACAACAATACTGGACTTTCAGAATGGCCAAGCAAACGGCATTGGATATGATAGCATATGGTAGAGCAGGATTAGGAAATATGGACTCAGTTTTTATGTTAGATGGTGAACAACAGCAAGAAATAATTAAACTTGCAACTGATTTATTTGTAAAAAATGAGAATAGAACCAGATATTTTTTAGAAAAATCAAATGTCAATGAAAAAAATAGTCTTTTAACTCAAACTCTTCAGATTGAAAAATAAAATGTATATTTTGTTTAAAGGTGTGTCAGATAAAGAATTATTTGGTATTACCAGAATTGGTACTTATCATGAATATGTTGTCGGATTTATCGATGATTTACTAGCACAAAAAATTAAAATGGAACATTTGCATTTTACTGTATTGACGGAAGAAGTTGCGTTGTGTTATAAGTTTGCAACGCTTCAGAAAAATTATTTGAAAGTAAGATATGACGATGTATCAGATAAATTTGATTTTAACCAACTATATGAATCGATGGAAGTGGATCCCACTAATGATCAAAAATATAGATATTATTTGACAGAGCAAGATGAATTAAATACGGTTTCTTTTATAAAATCTTATATGAGGCTTATTTT